GTTTGGTATCTCAACTAAGATTACTGAGTTCGATGTAAATCGAGACCCTGTAATCCGCTAGTAAAGATAGTTTTATTCCGCCGTAGAGACTTCAATTGAAGAGATCCACCTGTTTTTCAGTGGAAATCAACCGAATTTTGGGGGAAACCCTCTAAATTCGTTTGTTCAGCTAAGTTCCTAGAACTATACTTAAGAACCATCTTTATCGTACCCTTTAAAAATTTAAAGGCCGACAACGGTGACTTATCTATAATTCGAGGCTTAACTGCCCCTTCAAACTTGTCTTTTGCACGTTGTACTAATGACAGGACTTCCCTTAATCGATCCAATTTCTCATTAAGAGAAATCAGATCTTCTAAAGGAGGGTCCATAAACACTAGATTTATATTATATCAGTCAGAATTTCCAAGAAGATTCTCTGATATGTTATAAAAAACCTTAAAAGTTTCTAGTTGATCCATTTCTAATAGAGAATATTCTCTATCAGGATCAGCTTCAAGACCTCTTAAGTCCTCCGGTATTCCCGGAGCTAGTGTATCCACCAGTAAGCAAGTCATGTCAAATATAAGCTTGTCAAATGGTCCCATTGACCTTCTCGCATCCATAAAGCGATTAGATAAACGGGTTCTATGCCAAGGGAGATGATCTTTATATATTCTCATTATTGGTAATGAGTTTCTATACTGGATTGTCTTTCCTTGGTATAAAGACGTTAAAAGAGTTTCAATATAACCTATATTTAGATTATCTTTGATAGCTTTTAAAGTCCCATTGTGCTCATTTGTAGAATCTAATAAGGATTTTAACAAATCAGCACGTGACAGTTTTCCGGAATTGGAGTACATAGACAGGAGAGCAATTAAATGATAATTGTAATCCCCTATCTTACTTATCCCAGTCCGGATTATGTTCTTAATAAATGCTACAGGAGACTTAAGTTCTCTAATATTTAATAAATAGTAGAGGATATTAGTTCTTCCCATAGAATTGTTCTGAGACATAAACATTTTCCATGAAATTGGGCTTACGAAGTGACCTTGTGAATAAGATACTTTAGCAAACTCAAAGGAAGCGTTGGTAGCTACCACGCTTTTCTTCAAGTTTAT